TAAACGTTCTTGATTTGCAATCCAATAGTCTTGTATATCAAATGGGATATCTGCTCTTGTTGAGTCTAATATTTTTAAATATATATCTAATATTTGATTTAACTTTTCTTTAGGTAAATTTTTCTTTAAAGCATTCATTAATTCAAAATAGTCATTTAATATATCTTGAGATAAACTAAGATTAAAGCCTTTATTTAATACATTTATTGCTTCTTGAGAATTTGTTGCTAAAGTTTCTCCTGTCGTTTTTGAAGTAACACCAGTACTATGTTTAAACATCATATTTAAGGCTTGAAACATAGCTAACATTAACTGTGTTCTATGTAAACCTTTAACATTATCTTTATATGTATTTGAATAGTAACTGAAAGTTAACCAATCTAAGTTGCCTACATTAATATCTATTTGTACTGATTTTTCAGGTAGTTCTTTATTCTCTTTATCAAATTGAGGAAACATACAAAATATTGAACCACCACCTGCTGCTTTAATGTCAGTGTTTATAAACTGTGAATTTTTTTCAATATCTATAGCTGCTAATTCTAACATAGCTCTTAATTTACTTTGAGTTTCAGTAGCTGATCTTGTACGTTTTCTTATTTTTTCATATAAAGCATCAAATTCTGCTTTATCAATGTTCCAATTATCTAGTAGTGGTGTACCATCTTTAGTCATAAATTGGTCAACACTCATACCTAAGTCAATATCTCCAGATTCATCTTTTTTACCAACAGAACCTAATGTGTTAAATTTAAAATCTACTTTTGGGTAAATTTGTTTTAATTCTATTGTAAATTTTTCTAAGGTTGGTTGTATATTTTCTTTTTTAATAGGTGATGTAGTACCAAAAACATTTCCTCCTTCAAAGATACATATTTCCTGTAAAAGTTGTACTAGTGAAATCATAAATTGGCTTTGTCATAAATATGTTAAACAGTTGGACTAATTTGGATTTCAGTTGGAAATGTATTAAATGACTGTTTTAAATTAGGATGTTCTAATTTGTACAATTCATGTATGTATCCAAACAATTTAAAGTTTTCATCAATGGTGCGTGATGGCTCATATATTTCCCATCCTTTGCCCTGCATGTTGTCGCCTTTTTTATCAGGTTTTTGTTTAGCAGACTTTAACCATATGATACCTACACGTTCAATTTTTTCTTCATACAACTCATTCCATGCTTGAGCATATGCTGACAATTGTAAATCATGGCTGGTGTGTAAGGAGTTTGACGTTTTAATGTCTAACAACCATTTTACACCATTGATTTCTACTACTAAGTCACATGTACCTGCAAATTGATATTTGTCTGAAAATAGGTGGGCTTCACTTTCTACCAGTGTAGGTTTATATGTTAACCAAAAGTCATGAAATTTTAAAATCATCTGCCACACAAATAAAGAGTATATTGAAAATCCTTTTTCATCAATTAACGCTAATTTTTCTCCTAAAAGATATTTTTCAATGGCATCATGTACTTGTGTGCCTTCATCTGCTGCTTTTCTCATTATGATGTCTGAATTGTGTCCTACATCTTTTAACCAAGTTTCAAAAAACTTATTTTTAGGCATAAATTGCAATATACTAGTAACTGATGGATAAAGATTTCCATTTCTGGTGTAGTATCTATTGTCCATTATTGTTACTCTTTTAGAAGTCTCATCAATTTCTAACAATCTTTTAACGCTTTTTTTATTAACGTTTACATTTTTTTCTATCATAGTTGTAATTTTTTCTCAAGTAAATTTGAGAATGTTAAAGGTAAAGTGTTTTGAATTAGATTAGTAAATTTTTCAAATCCCATGTCGCTGGGATCCTTATCTTTTAAATCAACCAAATAAACCTCTTTACCTTCGTTTATTAGTGATTCACAAAAATTTAACGCTTGTTTAATTGCGTCTTTATCTAAGGCTATATATATATTTTTAACAGATGAATTTATGATTTTTTTCATTAAACTCTTTTGTATTGTTTTTCCTAATAGTGGAATAGCGTTTCGTTTTATAGCTATAGCGTCAAATACTCCTTCACATAAAATTATAGGCACATTCCAGTTTATAAAAAGTTCAAATCCAATTATGTCTCTTGACACATCTGGATTTTTATATTTGACTGTAGAATTTTTATTGAAATTGCGAGATATAAAATAATTAAGATCACCTTTAGCATTATATGAAGGAACAATTATCATGTTAGAATATTTACCAAATTCACAGTATCCTATATTGTATTTTATAATGTCTTCTTTACTAATATTTCTTTGTTTTAAATAGTATAAGGCATGTTTAGCAGTAATAGATGTAGGTGGAGAAATTAAAGATATAAATTCTTTAGGCAACGCAATTTTTTTATCAATTATTGGTTCTAACTTATCCTCTTTAGATGTAGAATTTATTAAAAATCTTAATTCATTTATTTTACTTGAATCAGTTCCTATTCTTTTAAATAGGGTAGTTAGTTTTTTTCCTTTAAAACCACATGTCCAACAGTTGTAAAACTGAAAATGTATAGAAGATTCTTCTACATTTACTTCCAGTTTTTGTTTTTGGTGTTTACATTCAGGACAATGGTACGCTCTGTTACCTTTGGATGTTGATTTTCCTTTGCCTAAAATAGAATCTATTAAGTAGATTAAAGTATTGTTAGCCATTGATATTAATATAATAAAAATATATTAAAATGCCTAACTTAAAAAGTCTTTTTTATAGTAGTGTCCTAAAATTGTTTCATTGTAGCTGTCTATTAGCAGTACATCTAATTTTATTTGATATGCTGCCTCCCAATATGTTAACATTTTTTTACTTGAACATACCATTAATATTTCTCTTGTAAATTTATCTTTACCTAATTTTAACTCTTCAAGTAGTGGTTTGTTGCTGCCCCAATAGTTTTGCCAGTCGGCTTCTTTAACTACTAATTTTTTAGATGGAGTTCTGCCACGCTGTGTTGGTAGTGCTGATTTTTCCTTTTTACCTAACTTAACATTGGTTTTAGACATTAACTGTTTTTTACCAATGTAAAACTTTCCAGTTTCATTGTTAGTAATTTTATAAATAAATCCAAATGTTTCTTTGGGAAAATCTTCTATTTTATTTATAACTTTATTTTTATGTAACCACATTTTTATCTATCTATGTTTATCAATATAGTTGTATCTGTTGTTGGTGATGAAGGTAAAGGTTGAGCTAATTTAGCTACTGCTAAGAGATTTTGTGATTCATCATATAAACCTACTGTAGTGATGTAAGGGGAAAAATAAGATTCAGTAACATATCCATATACATTTTCACTTGGGGTTGAAAATATTCCTATAGAACTAGAAATTGATGTGCTGCCTGAAGTTATACTTGGATTTAAAGTAAAGCTAAATTCATTTTCTCTAATAGTACATTTGTACTGTGTTTCATGAATAGTATATGTACTTGAAAAGGAACAGGTGACATTTGAGGATGTTATAAAATTTAATGTTTCATCAGCAAAAGTTGAACCACCATATGCTGATATTCCATATGATGCTGTTCCATAAATTGAGGCAGTAATATATGCATTACCATTTCCTGTAATTGTTACAATACCATGTGGGTAAAATATATTTCCTACTATGTTGGAGTTTAATAGTATGTTTCCTTCTCCATCATCTGTTAAACTTCCACTGTCTGTTGTAAAAACAAATGTGTTGGGTTTTATATAATCTCCAAATAAACGAGTAGGAATAGATATAACTCCTATAATGCTATCTGAGGCTGTAGGATAAAATTTAGAATATGATAAAGTGGTTTGTAAGTAATTGTCATAAGAAGGTGTTGTAAATCCACTAGATGATGCTACTAATCTATCTCCATCTACATCTCTACCTGGTACTAGTACAGCTTCATTAATACTATCTCCATAACTTGAACTTAGGTAATTTGAATAGTAAAGTTCTCTTATTGATCTATAAACTAGTCTTTGAAATTGAGGTCCTAACAATCCTGTAGTTGCTTCAGATGCAGAAGAAAATAAGGATGATGTTATATTTTGTCCTAAAAGTCTTTCAATGCCTACATTGGAGCCAGTTAACGCTGCTATTCCTTGAAAAGTAAAACTTTTATTTACTGTAAAAGGAGTAACAACTATATCAGAAGCTAGAAATTGTTTGTAAGCGCCCATTCATTTTAGAAATCTAATTTTACTCTCACAAGTGCTTCCTTTGTAAAGTCTTTTAATAAAGGTCTTGACATTTTAGCTACAGCTAATAGTTCCATATTGTCATTATATAGTCCTATTGTTGTAAGGAATGTTTGTGGATTGTTTATAAATTGATTGAACACAATTTCTCCTGTACTGCCAGATATAAAACTTGGATTTTCAGAGTAGTTAAATTCTGCATTTCTAGCTCTAATAAATATGTAGTCTGAAGATATAGTTTCTTGGCTGTTTATTTGGAAACTTGCTCCTCCACTAATAGCTGCAAATAATTTTTGGTAATTTAATCCATCAGAATTAACTGTACGGTTTGGAGATAATTTAATAGAACCAGATAAAGCTAATGGATTTAGCAATATTGTTCCAATGTCTGGTAAAAACCATCCATATGAACCTGAAATAGAAGCTGTATATCCTGTTGCTACTACACCTGCTGATCCACTTATAAGTTGATAAACACGACCTGCATCATTAAAAATAACAGTAGAAGAAATTTGACTATCATCTGTTAAGTTTAAAAATCCAGAAGCTGAAAGTTTTAATGTTAGTGAACCAGGAAGTAAAGATTCTTTATAGCGAGTTCTGTCAATGTTGATTACCCAAAAATCTGAAGATGTAGCTGTTCCAAATACAAATTGGGCATTTTCATCTCCTAATATAAGATTTCTATATTGACCGTAAGTAGTACGTGTTGGAGAGGCTGTTGTTACTCCATTGTTGTAAAAAGCACTTCCACTGGCATATCTATTGCCATATGCTATAGCAAATTGCACTGCTGCACTTGAAAGAGTTGAGCCAGTTTGAAATACATTTAAGTAAAAATCTCCAGAAGAACCAGCTTCTTGAGTTGATGATGTGTTGAAATTTGTTAAAGCTACTGCTCCTTCAGACCACAAAGTGGCTGTTATTGAATCAGAACTTATTACAAAATCTTCAGGTGCTAAACGATTAAAGGCCATATTTTAAGATATTTTAGTTATTTCTATTGGAATTTGAACTCTTGCTCCACTGTCTCTACCCACTACAGTTAATGTAGCAAACAATGATGTGTTGCTACCAAACAATGTATTGACTGTTGTTGCTCTAAAGTTAATAGTAGTTCCTACAACTGTTTTAGAAACACTTGTGCCTAAAGTAGTAGTTGTATTTAACATTTGTGCATCAGGAGTGTTAACACCTATTCCTTCAAATGTGCTCATTAAACGCACATCAGATATTGTAGCTGTGTAACCCATAGTTTCAAATGTGTTGCCGCCAAAATAATTTAAAGTTTGTGGAGAAAGAGCTAAAGATGATCCTTGTTTAAGTGTAATTTTAGAGTATCCTAAGTCTAAAATAGGCAACTTAGCTGTACCTCTAGGAAGTGTCACAAGTTTATACTTCATAATTTGTGTTTCTTGAGGAAATGCCTCTAACAATGGCATGTTTAAAATTTCCTCTCCATAATATGAAGAACCAGATGGATGAGTTGGATTGTACAATGTATAGTCAATTTCATCATCTGCTAATGCAAATTGTGTTATTTTGAAAGAACCATCGTTTTTAGCTAATAGTTGTCTTCCTTTGGTTGTTAAGATTGCGTCTAATGTAATGACTGCGTTGTTTAAATAGCCCATTTATATGTGTATTTTATTATAAATATTGATAAATTACGTTTTTATTATTATGTTATTAATCCTTTTTCTTTTAAAGAGACTACATTTTTGTCAAAATTTTCCTGCATTTCATTAGTAATAAATTTAGGTAAAATAAATCCACCACCTCCAGTGTATGTTGACAAATTAGAGTCTATAGTAATAAAATTTGGATTTGGCTGAAATCTTCTTATTAAAAATGAGTTAAGATTTGTACCTGCTGCTACATTACCATCCAATAATATGCTCATTGAGACATTGTGAAATTGTGGTGTTGCTGAAATTATTCCATATACTTGATTTTCATCTCCTTCAAATCGTATTTGGTCTCCTGGCTGAATAGCAAAAGGTAGAAACGGATAGTAACCTGAAGATGAAAATTGAGGAGTATTATTTTGTTGAGTTAATGGATTGGAAGGATTATACATTAATGACATAGAGTAAGATCCTGTTAATACATTAGCAGATTGTAATGATGATGTAAAAAATCCTCCTCCTGAACCTGAGTATACTTCTCTAATTGATGTTTGAGGATTTTGAATAACTTGAAGTTGAACAAAATCAAAAATAAGATTAGACTGCGCTGTAGGATTATATATAGCTGCTCGGTATTTATAGCCGTTTATTGGTCTAAAAGGTTGAGAGGTAATGACTGGTTTTATAAGATCACCAGGATTAGTCATTTTAAAAGGAGCTTCATATATTATATTAAAAGTAGCTCCTCCATCTGTTGACTCTTGGAATTTTACAAAACTATAAAAAGGATAATAACTTGGACTTGGATTTGTAGCTAAAATTCCATTTGGAAAGGAAATTTGTAAGGCTATGTATAATAAATTTGAAGTAGTACCAATTGTTATTTCATTACCTGCTCTAGTTGTATTATTGGCATAAGTAGTGCCACCTAATACTATTTGTGGAAAGGTATTTGCAGAGATAGTTTGTTGAACAGATGCGGTAAACATACTATTGTAATTTGGAATGGCAGAGCCAGATGTTCCAAAAGACATTGTAGGTTGAATGTTGATTTGATAGGGAAGACTTCCTGTTTGAGATGCTATAATAGGCATAGGAATGGCTCCTGCTCTAATAATAGGAATGTCTCCTATTGTTAAAGGATTGACAGATGTAGCATTTAATATAACATTTGCTTTTTTATTTGATTCAAAGTTGTCAATTAAATTATAGTAGTATGAACTTGAAAGTGAAGGAGTTAATATATTTCCATCTATGTCTATTAAATATAAAATGTGAGCTGCTGCTTTACCTATAAGTTCAGGATTAGTTCCTCCTATCCAATCAAAATAAGCAAAGTATGTTTCTAAAGATTGAACTGAAGGTGTTTTGCCAAAACTAACATCACCAACACTCCATACATTTTCTTCTTTTTGTACTGTTCTAACACCATTGTATCTTGGCAAAATGTGAGCTCGTGCTGAGTAATTGTAGTCTTTTACATCTGCAAATTCTGCAGATTGTGAAATGATCTGCTGTTGGTTGGTTGGAATTGTAGCTCCAGAGTTGTAGTTTACTCTTCTGTAAAATCCACTAACTTCTTGTTCACTAACATTGTTCATTGTTACATCACAATCAGTGTTTTTAAAGGTACTAAGTAAGTAAGGTTCTAGTACTGTTAAAGTGGAAGTATTGTTAGGGTTAAGGGATTGGGAGAAGGACCATTGTATTTGACTTATATCATAACTATTAGATGATAAATTTATTGTTCCTAGTTGGAGAGTTTGACTTTCAAAAAATGAAGCTGAGCCATAAAGTTTAATGATACCTGGGGATGAAAATGTTGTTGTAGTAGCTACTTGAAAACCAGATACTGATGATAAAATAAGATTAATATCTTGTTCCATTACTGAATTAGTAATAAAAGCAGAGGCAGAAAAATATATGGTATGATTAGGAGTGTCACCATAAGTATAAATTCCTGTAGTTGGGTTAAAGTAATTTAAAACATCTATATTTTCTGTAAATCCTACAGCTGTATATCCTTGTAATACTCCTCCTGGGACTGTAACAACAGATGAAATTAAAGCAGAAGCACTAAAAGCATGATTTAAAACATTATTGTCTGCAGATGATGTTACATTTACTATTGAAGATAAAGTGTATAAATAATATGAAGGACGTTCTGTTATAGTGGCAATAGGATAATCTGTCACTGGAGATACATCACTAAATTTTAATCTTAAATTAGTTAGCTCTTGAAGTGATAAAGTATTGTCATTTCCTTGAACATCTTTTCTTGCTATTTTAATGTATAATATTCTGGGAGAGTAATAATAAGTTGGTAATTGAAATGGAGGTTGGGGTGGTAAAGTACTAATGTTATTCCAATATAAATATATTTCTCCATCATTTGGAGAAGTATTGTTATTTAAAAAGTTTGCAATTGGTGTTTCATTGTATAATGAAGCTGATGAATAGTAAAAATATGTTTTATAGTTAACTAAAGTAGTGTTTACATTTAAAAACTCTACACAATCCTCATCAATTAAACGTTGATCTGCCACCATTAAATTAGAGCCACTAAATTCCCCATTTATAAATTCTTCTTGAGTATCATGGAGAAATGTTCTTATACCAGCTATAGTGTCAATAGATTCTGAATATGATTGTGTTACATTAATAAATAATTCAGTGCCTGTATGAAGTCCAATTGATGAATTGAAATTTTGAAAAGTTCCTCCACTGCTGCCTGTAATTCTTTCTATTGGAAAGGACTGTTGTTCAGTAGATGAAATGTACATCTTTTGACCATATGACTGAGTAGGAATACTACCTATTGATCCTGTTAATATAATATTTTTTAATGGCATTTTTTAGTATGGTATGTTTTTTTGCTTTGTAGTAGGACTTCCTACATATGTTTGTATTGTGTTAGTATTAGCTTGAGGTAAAGGATATTTACATCTTTCTAACAATGTTGGCTTTATAACAATGCCTGTTGCTAGACTAGTTCTTGCTGGTGTAAAATCTTTAATCATCTTAAACAGTGAATTGTCATAAAATTTAATAAGTCGCATATAGTCCCACAAATCATAACTATGAGTGTATTTTGAAAAATATTCATCTCTTAACACATTAAAATCTGGATAGTAGTTTAATGAAGAAGATACTTGTCTTGGATCACCAATATACTGACCAATGTTGAATGAGCCAAGCTGAGATATAATATCATCGTTAACTTCATCTTGAGGTGAAAAAGCCACCTCAACATAGTCTATGTCTCTTGTAAAACTTTCACTTATATGTGATGTTTGTTGAATGGAAATATATTGGGACAGGGTATCACCAGATGGATAT